TCCTCGGTGATCAGGTTGCTATCTAACAATGGTTTGATTGCATCTAACATTTGTAGATTCTCCTTAGATCTTAAGTTCTCTAATGAGTTTTACAACTTCATTTTTGAGATACTTCTGCACTTTGTTGTCTTCGCCCGCTTCCCGTGCTACCTCTAACAGTCTATGGCCGTACTTCATGTTCATGAGACTTTCATATATTGCTTTAGGGTATGCATTGGGTGCGCTGGGTTGAGCAACTACATCTATAGTGACTATTTCAAAGTCACTTACATGTCCTGTTCTGTCGTCAACATTGCCGCTGCCACGACTTGAAACTCCTAGCTTGACACCAGATGTCAGCAACGTTTTGATCAACTCACCCATGGGGGTTGGTAAGATCTTCATTTTGCCGCAACCAGCATCACCATCCATCCACATACCTTCAACACTGTGACACACACGATCTAGATTAATTTTTAAATCATCTGGGTGATCCACTTCGCCTAATACTGAGTTACCTTCTTTAATCTGTTGATTAATCGTGTTAACTGCTTTGCTGATTTCGTGTAATGGGTAGACACGGTCATTTGCATTGCGCTTGTTGCCTTCAATACAAATGCCTTTTAAATAGAGGCTCTTACCGTGGCCATCTGGTCCAGATTCTTCTAGAACCTGGATGTTGGCCTGATTAAAGGTAAGTTGTTCTCTTAGTGTTTTCATCGATTAACCGCGAGCTACTGGGCTCTTTGTGTTAACGCCACTGGCTTGGCTCATTACTGGCTTGGTAGCTGGCTTTGGACTTTGTGTGCCTTGGGCTGGTGAATTACCAACTTTGCCGATCAAGTCTTTAGTTTGATTGCTGTAAGCGCCGGCTGCATCGTGTTTGCCGCCCATTTCACCACCAGCGTGTACTGGTTTGACTGAGTTGCCGATTGGGCCTTTAGCACCTGCATTAGCGGCCACTGTAGACTTCTTGTTGACGCCGCCTTCTTCAGAAGTCACTGGCTTTGGGGCTGCTTTAAGCGTCACAGCTTCCATCATGCCCATTTCTTCAGTGTCGTCCATTTCAATAGCGTCGCCGCCTTCGTCTGAACCAAAACCATCGCCATCGCCGTCAATTTCGCCGTCAGCAGCATCGCCCATTAGGTCTTCAAATTCGGCCATCAACTGGTCTAGTTTGTCTTCAAGATTCATGATGTCGTCTTTGGTAGCTGGTTCATCGCCGCCGTTGTCGCCACCAAAATCACCATCATCGTCGCCGCCCATGTTGTCATCGTCGCCGCCGAAATCTTCTTCGCCTTCCATGTTCATGCCAGACTGTTCTTCAGCTTCAACATCGTCAATCAGGTTGTCAGCCGCATCCCCGCCCATGTCGCCTTCTTCAAGATCGTCTTCGCCTTCTTCAATCTCTTCGGCTTCTTCAAGATCTTCTTGGGCTTCTTCGGCCATCAAGTTCTCGTAAATCTCACGACTTTTCTCCACGACGATATCATGGAAAAGCTCACGTGCTTTGCTTTCTTCATCATTGATCACGTATTCGATCAATTGTTCAAATTTGTTCATAGAAAACTCCTGTAGGTAAAGTGTAATGTTATTTACACATCAGGAGAAAAACACGCGGTTTATAAGGCCAAAAAGGCCATAAATCACATGGCCGGTGCTTCAGGGGCAGGTGCATACTGCTGACGCACCAGTTTGAGTTTTTCTTTGTATTCTACCATACGCACATCATTCATTCTGCGCAGTTTGTTGAGTTGACGTAGGGTAAGGTGAGTTTTACGCAAGTCACCAATTTCTAGCTGGCTATTATCTTGCGCAAGGTCTTGATAGGCTTCGGGCTCTTTGTTATAAAATTCGTTGAGTATCATACAAATATTTATGCAGCCGGGGCGCCTGCGCCGCCTACGCCTCCAGGTACTACAGGGCCTGCAGGTGCTGATCCCACTTCAGGTGTGCCCGGTGTTGCCGGCTCCATTTGACCAATTTCTTCCCCAGTTTCAATGTCAGTTTCCATAGCGCCAGGACTAACTCCTATTGAACGTAGATCGCTGCCTGATGCTTCTATTGTGGGTTCGTCACGTTCTTCGCGCCATTGCTCTTCGTTCTGTTTGATTTCTTCTTCAGTCAAGCCCAAGAAGCGTTCAAGCAAGAAACGTTTTGACATGTATGGCAGTGGTTCCATCTGCATAAACGCTTGAATACGTGTGTTATCCAGTTCGCTTTGACGGTAACTTGCAAAGTTTTGAGGTGCGTTAAAGCCTATTGAGAACAGGCCAGAGTCAATGTTAAAGCCGCGCCACTTCAAGAACATCTTGAATTCGTCGTCTAGTTTCTGGGCAATTAAGGCCTGTAAACGCTCACAATACTGGTTGAATCTGTACTCTTGTATCAGTGCTGTGCCTACTTTTCCGTCGCTCAAAGCACGGTCTGAGTCGTCAGGTCCGGTAGGCAAGTAACTGCTAGGCACACGCAAACCACGAGCCATTTTGTTGTTAAAGTACTTTAAATCGTCAATTTCGCCTAGATTTGAACCACCTTGCAGTGTGTCAACACTGGAGCCACGGCCATCAGCACCCTGGGGAAAGAAGTAGTCTTCGTTGATTGAGAGTGGATTGTAACTGCTATCCATCATGTTTTGTCCGCCACCTGTTATGGTAGGGATTCTACGTTGATGCATTTCGTTTTTCACACGTTCCACAAACTGCATGGCCAAGTGGCTTGGCATGTTGCCCACGTCAATCTTGAAGATTCTGCGCTCTGGAGCACGGCTCACACGATAGATAAGAATAGCGTCTTCTAACAGTTCTTTTTGTTTGTAGACCTTGTAGATCTGTTCTAGAATACTGCGTCCAAACGGCCAGAACACATCCAGGCCTTCATTTAAACTGCAATGTACCACGTGCTTGGCATCTAGTGTGGCTTCGTTCATGGCATGCATGAATCGACTGTTGCCCACGCCGCCGCCAGCGCCACCGTTGGGCATGGTATAGTTTGATGATCCTGATATGGTACCGGTCACAGGGTTGGTCATGTAGTCTGTGGTGGTCTTGGCTGCCACAGTCATGTTTTGAAAGTTGGGGTTGATGTCACGAATCACATACTGCTCAGGGCGCTTGCCTTCAGATTCGTTCACAATCACACGCATGACCTTGCTCATGTCCACCCACATCATTTCAAAGTTTTCTGGATCACGAACAAAAATTTGATCGCCGTACTTGATGGTGTTGCGGAACAGTTTGAATATGCGCTGGTCCAGTTTGTTTAGCTTTACCCACTGTTGCAGTTGTTTCTTGATAATACCAATTTCATGATCAGTGGGCTTGTCATTGTACTTGACGTCAAATGGTGTGCCGTTGGTTTCGTTCATTTGGGTGGAAAACTCAGCAATGATGTCCAAACAGGCATTGACTTCCGAGTCCATGTCCATGTTCTCATACTGATTGTAACGTTCCACACGATTGGGGTGACCTGAGTAAACTTCAGGTAGTCTGCTGGCATAGTTGCGAAACACAAAGTCTGCTTGTGCCGACGCATTGCTGCCGTCGTTGCGAGGATAGTTTGGTAAGCCAAATTGATTCTTGCCCGAGATTGGGCTCATCACACCTGAATTATCTGCGACTTTGAAGTATTTGCGCCACGAACCTTGTTGTTTATCTGCCATAGTAGTTTATTTACCGTGATTACGACTGCGCACGTAGCATCTTGTTCTGTACGTCAACAGAGTTCTTTTGAGCAGCAACCATTTCTTCCATCATAGCAACCATTCTGAAATTGCCTTCGGCCATGGCTTCAAACATTTTCACAAAGTCTCCGCTGTTGTTTTGCATTGGTATTACTGCTTCTTTGCCGTGCAAGGTTGCTTGATATCCAGATTCTGGCCCATCTGCTATCATGCCTGTTTCGCCAGACAGTTGAAAGTGTACTGGGTCTTTGGGAACCAGTTGGTGTAATCCTTGCCCATTCAACGCCTTGAGTGCTGCAGGATCATTGTAATTTTGAATATCTACTGCTAGTCCTTTTTCGTGTGAACTGGTACCCGGGCGACCAACTGGCATACCAGTAGGCCCAATGCCTGGACGTCCGGCATCAACTGTTTCTTGATATAGTCGGACCTGGTCTTCTGGATCACGCTTGGCGCTGTTGATTTTGAGTTTATTACCAGTTAGTGAATTGTACTCACTGGCTGCATTTAGCACAGCCGTTTCTAATCTGTCATCAAGTCCTTCAAAATTACTTGCTGATCCACTTGCACCACCAAACTGCAAAAGGTCAGTTGAAGAGGCTTTGAGTCCTTGTCCGCCACCCATAGCGGACAAATTAGACATGCCACCACCGCCACCCATGCCGCCAGCACTTGGCATAGATATTCCACCACCGCCCATTGACCTCATCATGGTAGCGTTTTTACGCAAGGCTGCACCGGCTTCTTTGCCTCCAACTTTTTCCACGGCTTCAACCATTTTCTCAAGTATATCGTTTTGCTCTTCGAGCATTTCGATCTCGTCACCCATTAACTGTGTTTTTAAAGTTCTTAATCTGTCAGACAGGCGACTAAAATTTTGTGTTTTCTTTAGATCTTGATCTGTGAGCTTTTCTAATGCTTGTGTATCTTTCAACATCTCATTGTAGAGATTGTTAATCTTGTCCAGTTGCTCACCACCAGCACCTGCCATGCCTCCAGTGTTAAGTGTTCCCATTAACTGGCTTTCAGGAATTACTAGCTCATTACCGTGAAGCATTGCCAGATACCCTGATTGAGGTCCTGTTAAGAAACCTCCTTCAGAAGCCATGGGTATGTTACTCATATCAACTGCTTCTACAGATCCTTGTGCATCCTTCATCCTGCGAATATCTTCAGCACCAGCTTCTTCGTAACGACCATCTTTTGACAATCCTTCTTTTTCAGCTTCCATTCGCTTTCGAGCAAGAAATGTTTTTCCTCCTGTACTGAATATTCCAACCAGACCTTCTACTGCTTTAGCGGCGTTGGTTTCGGCTTTCTCAAGCCCTGACATTTTTTCATAATTTTTAGCTGATTGAGCTGCTTCTTGATCTGACAGTTTTTCACCGCTGGCCATATTCTCTAGCCCTTTGGCAGCAGCTCCAGTTGCTTTGGCCAACAAAATCATTTTATCTTGCGCTGGTCCAATGCCTGCAAAAATAAAATTAGTCATTGCCTTGTTGGCTTCTATTTGAGTCAACACCACTTCTGTTTGTTTCTTTACCAGCGGATCTGCTCCTTCTATCTGAGCTTTTTGATCTTTGTTGATTTCTGCAAGAGTT